AAATCTGATTCTCCAAGATGTCAAGTTCCGTCTTATAGGCATTGGAAGCATCCTGACGGTTTAGGAATCCCATTTCACCATCTGAGGGCAGGAAGAATACCTTGCTTGCATGGCTCATGTCCTTTGAGGACACTTCCTGAGAACCTTCGCCTTTGACATACATGATAGGCAGTCCGAAATTGTGGTTGCTCTGTGCGAGACGAGAGAAAGCCATTTCGTAGTTGTCGATAGTTTCCTGCGAGAGAGTCCAACATGGCCCGAAATCGTCACGTTGGTATGAAACAGGAATCTCGTCAAATCCATGTTCCTCTGCATACTCCAGTTTGTAACCATCAATATTGAAGAAATTGAAGATGCTCTGTTTTACCTTCTCAATGGTATTCTTCGGGTCGCCATCGGCAACAAAGCGATAATAGTATTTGTTATCCCAAACGTCGATGTAACGCTTGCTGATACGACCTTCATCATCGAAATTACTGTAAGTACGTGCAAAGGTACTCAGTTTACCAGTCTTGTTGTCGTAGTGAGGGAACAATCTATCACCATTGAGGAAAGAAAGCACCTTCCAACCGAACTCTCCATTGTCGAGGTAAGCGACAAAGGCAGCGTCGCCAGTTGATTTGACCGATTTTGCGAACTGATACCAGGCAACTTCCATATTCTTGTCAGCCCATCCTGCCTTGAAAGCCGAGAACACATCTAAATGCTCTTCGCTTTCTTCCTCTGCGAGTTCAAATTGAACGTCGTTACCAGTTAAGTGCGTGAGTTGGTTCTGCAAGATTATCCATTGGTATGCGAAGGAATAGCGAGGCACTTCCTCTAAGTACCAAAGTCCATCTTCGCTTTTGCGCCAAATGTCAGGATAATATTCGCGGTCATTGATAAGGTGTCCGCATGGGTCGAGTTCACGAAGAAAATCCTCCTGAGTGACCCTTTTACGCAATAGGAAGTCGGTTACTGGAGATTCCTCTTTCACCTCTCCCGTAAATTCGCCATGATCGTAATGACCATCAGGCATGATGCGTGTGAAGGGTCTCTTGGTAAGAAGTTCCCTTAATGGCATCTTGATAGTTTCTTTTATAGTCTCCATAACGTTATGTATTTAGAAATTACGAACCCAACCGGGAATAGTCACGGTTTTGCGACTTACATCAAAGTCCTGCCGCATCATCAAGGATTCAAAGAAGTCAGGCGACCAACCTACGAGTTGCTTCATCTGTTCCTTCTTGATGACACACCATCCTTTATCGGCTTTCGATTCATCCTGACGTGCGCATTTACGCTCTAACATCAGAATGTCTCTGAGTCGCATCACTTGACCTTTCTTTCCATTTCTCTTACCAACTTCAAACTTTCTATCGAGCAATTCAGGTGAGAAACTGATTTCTCCGTCGATAATCTTCTTTGCAAAGAGATACATACACTGCGACTTCTTGCTGTCGTAGATGTTTTTGTATTTCTGTTCCACAGCCTCAACGTTATTGAACGGACGTGCTTGTTTGAAGAAACCTTTGAAAGTCTGTCCTAATCCGTTGAGGTCATATACAAAATTCTTTTCCAACACTCCCCATTCGTCGAGTTTCGCCTTGATGGCATTGCAAGTACTCACCGAATCGAGCTTACAGACGAACACATCAGCAACGTGCCAACCAATCCAATGCCAAAGTACGCAATTGTCGCCACCAGTGAAAGCAACGTCACAACTGGCTCTGTGTATTCCGTCACCAATCATTTGCGGATTCTCAAAGCAACGCTGCAAGTGAATCATCTTGATAAGGTCATCACCCATTGCCATGAAGTTCCAGTTTCCTTGAAGGTCACGGGCTTGCTGTTCCTCTCCCTGCTGTGCGAGGTTTCCTAAATACGATGGGTCTGTCTGCAACAGCTTGCGGTTGTATTTCAGTTCAGCACGAATGAATGTAACGGCTTTCGTGAACATAGATTCTTTGGTATAGCCCATTTCCTCATATTCAGGCTCCCATAGTTTATCTATCTCTTCCTTACATTGCTCATAGACCTCTTCACGGGTATCACCCCAAACGATTGTATCAACGGAATCGCCTTTCATGTAGCAGTAGCGGATAACTCCGTCTCGCTCTTTGATTGGGAATCCATCTTCATCAATCCACCAGTCAATGAACTTGCGTACCCATGAAAGAGGGTCAGGGTTGCAAGTGCCAATCATCCTATTCTTGATGAAAGCTGAATTTCGGTTGTTCGTTACGAGATACTTGAACTTTTCAAACTCAATCTGCGTAATCTCGTCCACACCGATAAAGGAATACTCACGTCCTTGGAATCTGTCTTTGAAGTCATCAAACGCATCAGCATAGTACTGGAATGACAATTCAGAGCCGTTATCGAAGTACCAGGTCAAATCATCCTTAGACTTATTGAAGTGTCCGAAAGGACTATACATCAGGCGCGACGTGCGTATAATATTATTAAGGTCGTCTTTCTCTTTTCGGAATATGACACCATTGAATCGTGGATTGTCGATGTCATATAATGGTTCCATGAGCAAAGTAAACGTGTTGTGGTTGATAGTGAAAGCATCAGTCATATACAAGTGATGCTTGCCAGAAACCGTTATACATCTGCATTTCTGCTTATGGTCTTGTTTTGTGATATAGAGAATCTTCTTTGTCAAACAGCCTCTTTGTGTCGGGCTAACCATCTTATCGGCATTGATGTGTGCCATGTTTTTATAGTCGCATTTCTGCCATGCTTCCTTGTCATTGGGGAAAATCATTATACATTGCCAGTACCCAACCTTTTCAGGGTCATCGGTAATTTCTGACACTTTCGCCCAAGCACCAAGACTACGGACAAGTTCAGCGAATTGCGTAACGAAACGTTTGTTAGGCAGTGCAAGATAAGGATGCTTATTCTTTGATCTACCTCCAGAGTACAAAATACCTCGTACCAAATCCCAACGTGCTTCTATGCTTGCAGTCAAATATTCCTGAGGTATAAAGGATGGTTCCTCTGCACGGCATTTCGTAATCATCCGTCTGTTTTCATCGGTTATTCCTTTGAGGTAATAGAAACCATTAATCTTCTTTGGCTTGTAACCCATTTTGTAGGCAAACTGCAATACTCTTGGAGCGTTTACGATTGATACACCAATCTTTGCGAAATGCCAAACACCTTTCCCTGCTATAAGACCAAAGAGGAATGGGTGGATAGGTAAGTCAATAGGAGTTACATTCTCCTGCATCTTCACCTCTCCGCAAAGAGGAATCTCGGTGTATTCACGACCTGAACGTAGAGATTGCGGATTCTTCAATCCCAACTTGTAGTTGTTCATAATCTCCCTTGCAGTCAGTTCCTTATAGTCGCCAGATGCTGTCAGTTTAGCCCAAAATCGGTGTTCGTCCATACATTGAACACTTGTTCCGTCATCGAAATGGAAACTATAAATGGTTTTTTCGCCTTGCTCGAATATGTTAGTGACTTTCTGCACACCTTCGTATGGAGTACATATTTCGTCACCAACTTCAAGTTCGCCCATTCTCTTATAACCATAGGGAGTAACTATCGGGGTATAGTAAGTATTGGCTTTTCCACCACCACGATTACCGCCAGTAATCAGAATGTCAACGGAAGCGTGAAGGTCATCCTCTTGGGGACCAACCTGAGCGACAAAATTATTTGATTGAATCTTGTCTTTTTCACGCTCCCGTAAGTCCGCAATAAATTCATTGGATATTACGGGTTTTCCATCGGTAGTCGTAAGTCCTGTAAATTTCTCCATATAAGCATAAATCTTTACAAATCAGTGCAAAAATAAGACAAATGCCTATTTAAAAGGGTTATTTGCGTCTAAAATGTCAAGATTTTAGAAAATTCCAAATCTCAGAACACATATTTCTATTTAAATTTGTCACGAATTTTTACTTCAATTTAACATTAAGTATGGAGAAGACAAACTTAATTTCAGAGTTCAGAACTCGCGTTGGAGAAGACAACTTAGAGTTCATCAGCGACCAGACCTTTGAGGCTATGGCCGATTTGTATTTACCTCGTTTCGCTGACGATACGAAGATTGTTGATGACACTTGGAAAGAGCCTATCACGGTTCTAACCAACTTTGCGGGTCAGGCAAAATCGAGCCGCATGAAGTTCGCACAAGACTTCGAGACTCAGAACAAGACGAAACAGCAGAAAGCTATCGACGATGCCGTTGCAGCAGCTAAAGCCCAGTGGGAGAAAGACCATGCAGGCAGTGGCGGTACTGGTGGAAGCGGTGGCACTGGCGGTACTGGAGGCACTGGCGGCGAAGGTGGCAAAGGTGGAGAAAACACTGATGTTGCTAATATCGTTACCAAGGCTCTCGAAGATTACAACAAGAAACTTTTTGGTGAGGATGGCAAGAGTGGATTGCTTGGCACTCAACTCAATGCCACATCTGAGTTCATCAAGACCCAGACAGCCGCACAGGAGCAGGCTAAACTTGCTTCTATCGGTAAGGAACTCAAAGATTTCCTGACTGGTGAGAAAGCCACAAAGGATTTTGCAATCAACCTCGCTGTAAAGAATGTTGTTGCAGGAATCGAGAAGGTTGCCGATGCAGACATCGACGCTTTGAAACTCAAAGTGAAAAAGGAGTACGAATCCGTTTACAAGGAAGCCTATGGCGACGGTGGCAAACCTTTCGGCGGTGATGGTACTGGCGGTGAAGCAGGTGGCGACAATTCCTACGTAAAGAGCCGTATTGAGCAATTGAAGAAGGAAGCCGAGGATAACCAGAACTATTCAAAACAGATGGAAGAAACCTTCTGTTAAAACTCTAAGTTGAGGTGGATTCAAAAACCATTTATTGTGTAATATAAAAATTTTTCAAAAATGAGACAAGGAACTATCAACAACTACGTGAAGTGGTCGAAGAATTGGGGTGGTGTCCGTAAGTGCTACGAGGCTAAACCTACTTTGCTCGTTGGTGGTTTTGACTGCAAGATTGCCGATATGCCTCTCTATCCTAATGCGATGGCAGCAGGCACGTTGGTGTTCGCAGACGAGACCGCAGGAGTACGTTCTATCGTTCCTCTGTTCACGTTCAAGGTGACTGCTGTTGATTCTGAGAACAACACTATCACCGTAGAGAAGTTTGAGACTGGCAGTATTGCTAAGTCTGGCATGAAACTCATCGTCGTAGGTTCTGACCTCGCCACTGCTGCCGCCAAGGTTGCTACCATTGCAAGCATTGACGCAAGCGCACTTGACGTTGACGTTCTGACTGTTGATTCTGTCGAAGGAATCTCAGTTGGTGATGTTCTCGCCGAGGCTGGTGCAGACAAGAAGGTGAAGGTTGTTCCTAACGCTTTGACCTATTGTGACAATGTTCTCGACCCCGATGCCTACGCCATTGACGTAGATGCGGTTTGGAACTGTATCGACAAACCCGTTCTTGAGCGTCGTATGCCGCCTCTGACAGCAAGCCTCAAAAAGGCTTTGGCAGACAATGGCTGCTTCTTCCGCTTCTCGAACCGCAAGTAAAACTAAAAGGAGATTTGCATTATGAGAGACGCAAGACTTTACGGAATCAGCGGTCTGCATCAGTATGTAGATGCTGAGAATTTTGGTCTTATCCTCGACAACGCTAACGCAAAGTACAATCAGGCACTTTGGCGTCAGTTTGCGTCTTGGGGTAAACCGACCAATGAGCGTGAGTGGAAGCAGGGCATCAAAAAGACTCCTATCCTCGTTCGTGCATCTGTTCTGGGTACTCACTCTGAGAAGCCACAGCGCAGCACTATGGGTTGGGAAATCTACGGTGGAACTCTGCCCCAGGTAGGTCATGGCTTCAACATCACTCAGGACGACATGATTGAGCTTCGTCGTATCTCGAAGCTGAATGATATGACGTTTGGCGAGTCGTTGGTTGACTGCTTCATCACCAACTCACAGAATATGCTTGGCGGCGTACACAACGAACTTACCTATATGACGTTGCAGGCAATGTCAACTGGTGAGATTCACGATGTTGCCGTTGATGGCTACAAGTTCGACTTCAAGTTCCAGATTCCCGACGAGAACTTTGTTTCTCCCGACACTGGTAAGGAGTGGTTCAAGTATGAGGGTGGTAAACTCGTTGCCAACGAGGATGCTGACATCATCGAGGACATTAAGGCGTTCCAGAAGTATTACACAGAGACCCTGAATCTTGGTGTGGATCACTGGAAGCTGTCTAAGAGTCTGCTCGACCTGATTATCAAGCACCCAAGCGTTCGCAACGCTTACACTGCTTCTAAGAACTACTTCTCACCCACGCTGGTTAAGGTAGTTGACTCTGACGTTCTCCAGTGGTTGCACAACGACATGAAGATTTGGCCTTTCCAGGTCATCGACTTTAAGTCTCGCCACGAAGAGGACGGAAAGCCCGTGAACGATGAACCCGCTTTCGACATTCACAACATGGTTGCTGCAAGCCGCGCATATCGTCCATTCGAGATGAAGTGCATGAACTCCATCCTGAAAGACCGTGCCGAGGCTGGCGCACACAATGACAGCGTTCGTACCTCTTTCGTAGAGGGTCGTATTGCCGTTCAGAATGTTTGGCAGGATCGTCCTATGATGAATATCGTGGATTGCGAACTCTACGCAGGCCCGGTGTTCAACAACACTCACGACTACGGTATCGCAACCGTATATCACGAGTAATCTCTGTTATTGGAAGTAATTAAGCGACAAAGAATATGCCTACTGAAAATTCTTTCACGATAGAGCAATACCTGAGAGGCAAAGTCCGTAACATTCTCGTTACGGACGATGCCTTGAAAACCATTCTTGCCGACGCATCCGTTAAGGCAGGAACTATTAAGGCTGGTACAGAGGTTTCAACCCTTTCTGAGAAGCAGTTGGATTTATCTACTGCGTTCTTGTATGTTTGGATTGCAGGCTCTCCAACTATGTCCGAGAAACGTTCTGATAAGGATGGTGACTGGTCTCATGCCGAAGGTGGTGAACAGATGTCGGCTAACGTTCTGAATCGTTTTTTGCGCATGGCTAACGATATATTCGCCAAGTATGGTCTTGATACAATCGGGAACAATGCCTGGGGGATGGTCGGTCATGGCTTTCACAATATCCGTCACTACGGAGGAACCCGTAAAAGATAACCACTATGCCAGTAGATAACCCTCGTTTTCCGCATACTTGCAAAATCAGCAGAGTCGTAAGAGGCAGTGCCACACAGAGTAAAAGCCCTCGCAACGATGACGATGAGCAGGAATCTGTTGTTATTTATGAGGGGATTTGCAGGAGTTTCGACTTCCATACCACATCAAGCAGTGGAGAACTTATTTCTTCTAACAGAAAGCTGTCACTGCCTCAGAAACAGGATGAATGGACGGAAGAGACAATACCGCAAGAAGGTGATATAGTTGAGGTTCAGAAATTCGGATATACTGAATACGGACTTGTGAAGGACATTATGCCGAGTAATTTAGGAACTCACATTCTTTGGAATTATGGCAGGAACTAATGTAATGGTAGTCAAAAAGGCTGCACGCGATTTTGAGCGTTTGATGGAACAAACCATCTACGACACTCTTTTCAAGTGGTGCGGTCAGACTCTCGACCTTGCCATTGAGTTCAGGGAGCGTGATAGAAATGCGCACAACTTCACTGGTAACTTGCTAAACTCTATTGTTGTCATTCTCTATACGAGGACTAAGAGGATTCCCAAGACTGTGGATTTCTTCTTTGCAGCAGAAGAGGTAAAGCCTGCAATTGCGCCCAAGATGTCATCAGTGACTACGAGGGGCAAAGCGAGAAAGAATCTGTATCATTTCCACCCTGACTACGACCAACGCGATTCAAGGTATCGCCCGACAATTCCAGTCAACGGACGTTGGGGTTATGAGGATGCAGCAAAGTTCGCCAACAGCTATTCACCGACAATGGACGTTCCATTTACTATCGTGGTAGCTTATACGGTGGAATATGCAGAGTTCATCGAGCAACAAAGGCATACGGCTGGTTACTTGCAGATAAAGAAAGCTACCGAAAAGGCGGCAGTTCAGTTTATAGGGTTAAAGGCAGCGTAAGTTATGGCAGCACCGAAAACACCAATCTCAATCATCTACAATGAGCTGACGGACTATCTCGCTCAGTTCATGTCAGAGGACTATATCTTTTGGGGCAAACGTCCTGATGCGGTTTCTGATAAGATGAAAACGTTTGTTGTTATCGACCTGCCTACTGACATTGAGGACATTGTTGTTGGCAATAGCGATTTCTCGCTCAAAACCACTGGTGTTTTCTATTGTTTCGCCCGTGCTAAGACTGACTCCACTTTGAACGGAAATGCGATTTCCGATTTGGTACATGACGTAAAGAGCAATTTTCCATATAGCGCACAGCACATAAAGATTACGAATCCAGTTGTGCTTTCTCGCGGTTATGACGGAAACAACTTCTTTGTCTATACGGTTACTTTCGATTTAAGGACTAAGGTTAATTCATTTATTTAATTTTAATACGAGACTATTATGAAAACAAAGGCTCAAATGCAGGCTAACGTCCTGACTGGTATTAGTTCGCTCTTTGCAATGAAGGGTGGCTTCACCGCTAATGAGGGTGTTATCACTCTTGACGAGACTAAGATGTGTGAGTTCCCTTGCTCTGAGGACTCTGGTTTCAACTACTCTGAGGGTACTCCTACGACTGATGGATTCAAGATTCATGGTCTGGGTGTGTACTGGACGAGCAAGATGACTCCTGGTGACACTGAGATTACCATTGAGATTCCTTGCCATGACACCGACATTCTGACGTTCTGCGGATTCACTTCTGCCGACCTCACCATCAACGGCGCTTCCGGCGAAGGAAACGTATTCAAGGGTAAGACCTATCAGGGTAAGGTATTCTCTGGCATCCGCAAGGCTGTCATCCTTGGTCTGTTCGCTCTCGACGACACCGAGGAGAACGCTTTCTTCGTAAAGAAGGCAAAGCTGATGGCTGCTGTGGTATTCGACGGTTCCAACAAGCCTCTGTGCGTAACACTGACTGGTTCTATTCAGGAAGGTGCTGCCGCCGACGCTCTGGGTGTTCTGTCACTCCAGGCATAAGGAATTTCTTTTCCACAAAATACCTACTTCATGAGGGGGCGGTGACTGCTTCGAGCCGTCGCTGCCCTTTTTAAATTTTAAGAAATTACTGATTTTATTCTTGGCTTTTATGGGAAAGAAAACTGAGGAACCAAAGGTGGAACAACCATCCGTAGAGGCACAGCGAACATACGCATCCATCCGTGACAACGACGCTACCATTGTCGGTATTCTTGGTACAAAGAAGAAGTACAAGGTACGTTGGATGAAGAACGGACAGATAGACAAGTTGAGCCGTTTGCTGATACGCAAGGGCAATACTGACAATGAGGATGGCGCAAAGGACAACGCTTTGGATGCTATCTTAGAGGACTCGAAGTTGGCTTGTAAGGCTGCTGCGATAATCGTTCTTGATGGCTTCTGGAAATTAAAGTTCCGTTACTGGTACTTGTGGCGTTGGTTCTATTATGTCAGGCAGTACGATAATATCCAACTGCAAGAACTTATCGAAGAGGGCAAAAAAAAAATTCCGCTCACTCCGTTCTTGTTGACTACCATGTCCTTGACAGGGGCGAGGGCTACGCTGATGAACATGAGGACAGAGGAAGCAGAAGCTATCCTGCAAGGACTCGCTACGGAGCAGCAGGCGGCGACGGAAAAGCCCGACAGTACCTCCTAATGCGTAAGGACTTTTTCTTTGGTTTGTATTCGGTTAATGATTGGGAATGGCTATGGGGCAGGACTGCGGCGCAGATTGAGTTGCGTTCAATCGACCAACCTATTACGGTGTATAAGCATGATGACAGCAACAAACCCAAACCAGGCGATCCAAATTACAGACCCGATGAAGAGAAGATGAAGAGAGCCGTTGAGAAATGGAAAGAGCGTAAGGCAAAGCGAAAGTACAATATGGCTCATTTCCTTGCTACTGGAGAGAAGATTCCTAATGATAAGGATGCAGGGTGATAGTACGCTCTGCATTTGCTATTGGTAGAAAGTGGATTGGAACGAAAATTTTGCGACAATAATTAAAATATAGAAGATATGGCTAACACTCTCATGTTTGAAGTTGGTATCAAACGTGCCAACGAGGAATACAACAAGATACTGGAAGAGGTAAAGGCTCTTGCTAAGATGGCCGACAACTCTATCAGTCTAAAGGTGCAATTGGAGAAATCCAACGACTTAAAGACGTTCCTTGATGCTTTGAAGCAGTTGGGTGATGGTAAGATGTTAGAGCCGTTGCTGCATAAGATTGACAATTTGCAGGCCTCAATGGTTCGTCTTGGCATGATTCCCAAGGATATTGATTATAGCAATCTCGAAAAGCAGTTGCAGAAAGTGACTGTTGCCTATGAGAACTATCAGAAAGCAAGGGAGAAAGCAGGACTGAAAGAAGGTCAGGCTGATGTCACTGGTCCCACTATGGCATTAGGTCAGGTGTATCGTACCGCAAGAGCCAACTTGGAGAAGGAATTTGGTTTGAGCGAGAATGTAGCCCGTGCCACAATGGACACCTTCAAGAATATGGGTAACACCATTCAGGAGAATATGGCTCGTATCGGTGGTTCAAAGGCTGGTATGGAGTCGCTTTCTGGTGAGGTTGGCGGTCTTACTACAAAGGTAGATGCCCTTGTCAATGCTTTCAGTTCCTTGGTTAGCCAGTTGAAGAGCCTTGGTACTGGAAGTGGTGTTAAGGATATGGCTACTGATGTCGCAAAGGTTGATGAAGGAACTTCCAAGATGGCGCAGGCATTGGCTAAAGCCTTTGGTAATCTTAATGAGAAGAAAGCCGATGTGAAGGTCAGCGAGGATTCTTTGGCTACTGCTACGAATACTGCTGCTGCCGCTTTGAAAGCAGAGGAAGCGCAGGCAGAAGCTACTGCCGCTTCTATCCTTCGTGTCGCTGATTCGATTTCCGTTGCCACGTTAGCTACAAAGAATCTATATACCATATTGGGAGGTAATCGTGAGGATATTGCGAAGTTCCTTGAACTCGCTAATACAATGGATATGCTGAGTAGGAAATCAGCATACATCATGAACTCAGGCGAATCGTTCTCAGGTGGTAAGATGGGTGCTTTCACTGAGGTCAAAAAGGAAATGGAGGCTGTTCAGGCACAGATGGATGAATTGAAGAAATCCGGGTTGTCTGGCAGTCCTATCATTGATTCCTTCGCCACTGCCTTTAAGAATCTTTCTGAGGTACTTACTGCTGCTGGCACTTCCGTTAAGGAGAGTACCAAGAACTTGAAATCACTTGGCGAAGGTGCAAAGAATCTTGAAAAAATATCGGAAAGTCAGGAACGTGCCAATCGTGCGAAGAATCAGACCACCGAATCTATTCAGAAAGAAACTCAGGCCCGTAAAAAGGATGCAGCAGCAGCTAATGAGACTTCTTCTGCCGAAGATAAGGCTGCATCTGCCGCAAAAGCCAATGCAGAAGCTATTCAGAAACTCCTTACGGCTACGCAAGAACTGACTACTGCCACCAATAACCTCAAAATGGCTATCGGCTCATGGGGTCAGGATAAAGGAACTATCGCTACGATGGTAGCCCAATTCGAGGAACTGCGTAAGAAAATTACTCAGGTCGTAGAGCAATGGGAGAAACTGACAATGGTGAAGGCAACTGGCGTTCAGAACGTGCAAGTTCCTTCATTCAACATTGACTTGTCATCTATTGAGCCTACTATCAAGACTCTCAATGAGGCTGTTGCTCAACTTAAAAAGTCAATGGATTTGTTGTGGGAATCGACAAATCGCATGGAATCGTCTCTGAAAGCCATTGTCACACCTGAGACATTCAAGAAAGTAGAGAGTGATGCTGCCAGTGCAAAGCAGAAGGTTGATGAACTCTCGAAGAGTGTTGAGGGTATGAAGATGCAATCAGAGAAGAAAGGTAGCGAAACCACCCTTAACGCAAACCTCGACGTATTAAAGAACCATACTAAGAATGTCTATGAGGCTCTGACTCAGATTGCCGTTGAGTACGAGAAACTGAGCAATCAGAAACTTCGTGATGACGGACTGGAGCAAAGACTATTGAAGCTCAGAGAGTATTACGAGTGGTTGCAGAAGGTTGCCACTATGACTGATACGCTCTCTAAGCCTGGTGCATTGAAAGCCGATGCCACTAAGTTCAATGGTGAGTTGCTGATGGGTAAGCAGACTAAGGAAATGTGGAGCGATAAAGCCGTTAAGGATTTCCAAAAGATAGTTGAGGAAATTCTTTCTGGTCGTCGTGCTGCCGAATCCTTTGAGACTGCCATTCAGAAACTCAAAGAGCGTGTTGAAGAGTTCAATTCCACTGGCTCGAAAGGCTTTGGTGGTGTAGGTGCTGCAATGGAAACCATCAATCGTGTTGGTGAGTTGAACATTCAGACACTTATCAAGGAGCAGGCTCATATTGAGCGCATGATGAAACTTGCAGAGGGTAGTTCTAAGTATATGGAAGGTCATAAGGTTGCAGGAATGGATAAGCTGCAAGCTGTTCAAGATTCCAATATGAACTATCTGCGAACGCTCAACAGATGGATCAGCCTTATCTTGCAGAATCGTGACAATCCTGATATTATCCGATTCCTGAATACACCTCAGTCATTGAAGTTGCCGTTGCCAGGTAGAGCCGATGACGTTGCTATGTTCAACGCTCACTACGATAAGTTGAAGCATAGCATTACTGATACTTCTGCCGCCGCAAGGCAGTTGGTAAAGGATATGTCTCTGACTGATGCAAATGCTTCTATCAAGCAATGGAATACCACTCGTCTTGAAACTGGACTCTATAACGTTCAGGATGCCATTCAAGGCATTATGAGAGCATGGCGCAATGCTTCGCAGTATGCTGACGAAGATATGACGAAAGCCGTTGCACAGCAGATTAACCGACTGAACGCTATCAAGCAGGAAATCCTTACTGCCATGACGAATGAACAACTTCTTTCCACTCGTCACGGTTACGCTTCTGTCATCAATCCTGACAATACCCATACGCTTAAAGACTCTAAGCAGATGGTTACTGACTTGAACGCTTTCACAAGGGAGCGCATCAAGGCAGAGAAGGAATATAATAAAGAGGTAGAGCGTTTTACCAACCAGTCGAAGAAAGAGGCTGCAAGGCAGGAGCAGGAATATCAGAAGAATGTTGAGCGTTGGCAGGAGTCTCAGATGAAAACCTACGCAAAGGCAGAGCAAGAAAAGGCTAAAGCGGCTGTTCAGGCTCAAAAGGATATTCAGAAGGAAATAGAGCGTACTGAGGCGCAAATGCGTAAGTTGGATTCAGCTATCAGTCGCGGTACTGCCACCCCAGGACGTGATATGACTATTCTCACTGATGCACGTAGCAAGTTGTTGGGTCAGTTGAATTTGCTGAAAGGCATGACTCCTGCCGATATGCAGAATAACGTGCTTATTGAGAAGCGTATTAAGAATATCCGTACCCTTCGTGATGATACCGATGCACTCCGTAAGTCTGAGGAACGTTTGACTACTGCACAGCAACAGTCTAATAGACGTTCTGACAGAGCCGATGATAAACGTCTGAAAGATGAAATCAAGAGCGTAAATGATGCCTACGTTAAGTATAATGAACTTGGTGCAAAGCTGAATGAACTGCAAGCCCTTCGTGCAAGGGGTATCACGGCTAATGTTGATGTGTCGGGTCTTGACAGATACATTGAATATCTTGAAAAGGTGCGCCAGTTGATGAGGGAGATTTATAGCAATAATGGTCGTACCTCTAATTCTGCCACCGTTCAGGATTTCGGAATCCGTCAGGGAATGTTGGCTTCTGAGGCTTTGGCACACAATAACGTCAAATCAAGTTCTTTCTACAATAAGAACAATCTGAGCCAGTTTACTCAGGATTTGGCTAATGCTG